GATTCTTTTGGTTATGTAGGTCAGCTTGCAGGTTATATAAAAGCTACAGGTAAGAAGATTGGAGGTTGGTGGGTAGTCAATAAAGCCAATGGTCAAATTAAGTATATAGCCGCTACTGGTCTAAACTTAGCTAAAGAAATAAAGAAGTTAAAAGAGACAGCTAAAACTGTAGAAGCTAATGTATTTAAACGTTGCTTTGAACCAGAGCCTGAAGTATATAGAGGTAAAGAATCAGGTAACAAGATACTACCTGATGGATGTAAGTTCTGTGACTTTAGATACGCATGTTGGGAAGATATAAAAGACTTACCATCTAAAGTGTATCAAGGTAAAAAGATACCACCAACTGTTTCTTACATTGGAGAAGTAACAGATTGAATGGTAAACGTTTTCAGGCTGCCCTAAAACATGGGTACAGGAGTGGTTTAGAGATGAAGATCTCTGACTACCTCAAAGAACTGGATATACCTGTGGTGTATGAGGCCATTAAGATTGAATGGGAAGACCTTATGTACCGCACGTATACTCCAGACTTTGTGTTGCCTAATGGCATCATAATAGAAAGTAAGGGCCGCTTTACCGCAGCAGATAGACGCAAACATATTGAAATAAAGAAACAACATCCTAAGTTAGATATACGCTTTGTGTTTTACAATAGTAGAAATAAACTAAACAAGGGTGCAAAGACTACGTATCAAGGATGGTGTGAAAAACATAAGTTTTTATATTACGATAGGATCGTACCATTAGAATGGATACAAGAAAAAGGAAAAAATAAACATAAACCACTTATACATTTACCGTATAAAAAAATAGTAAGGAGATAAACCATGACAATACAAGTAGATAACTTTGATGTTAATGATATTATACTAAGAATGAAACCTAATTTTTCAGATAAAAATAGGTGGAATGGGTTTATTGATATGGAAATTATTACAGATAATAAACACACAATGGTTAGAGATGACTACCTACAACTTATGCAAGTTGCATCTTTAGTTTGTTCTTCTTTGCCTGTCATGGAAATGAATGAAGAATTTAGAGATATACTTTGCGATTATGTAGAAAGTATGATAGAAGTAGATAATAAAAAAGAAAAAGATGAAAAGGTAAAAGAATCTATAGCTAATTCTGTAGGTAATATTATTAAGGTAAATTTTAAAAGGAGTGATATATGAGTGATAAACAAGTATACGATGTAGTAACTAAACCAGAACACTACAACCAAGATAACTGTATAGAATGTATTGATGCCATACGTGCTGCTCTAGGTTCAGGGTTTAAAGAATATCTACAGGGTAATATACTTAAATATATATGGAGACATAAGTATAAAAATGGAGTAGAAGATTTAAAGAAAGCAAGTTGGTATCTTGATAGACTAATTGAAGCAGAGATTAGTAATGATAGCTAAAATATTATTAACACTTGACATTGATGAGGAAGAATATAGAATGCCATCAGATGGAAAGATAGAACAAGAACTACAAGAAGCAGTACATGAATTTGTATATGACATAGATGGCATGGAGATCAAAGCCATGCGAATAACAACGGAGTAATTAAATGAACAACAACTACCTACCTACTGACTACCAAGCATTTATTCATACCTCACGGTATGCTCGTTGGTTAGAAGACGAGAACAGAAGAGAAACATGGCCTGAGACTGTACGTAGATATATGGATAATGTCGTAAAGCCTAAACTAAAAACAAAAACAGAATTTAAAAAGATAGAAGAACAGATTCTTAATCTTAATGTAATGCCTAGCATGAGAGCTTTAATGACAGCAGGTGCTGCGTTAGATCGTGACAACACAGCAGGCTACAACTGTAGCTATTTGCCAGTAGATGACCCAAAAGCATTTGATGAAGCTATGTATATATTACTATGTGGTACAGGCGTAGGTTTTAGTGTAGAGCGTCAGTACATACAGAAGTTACCTGAGATACCTGAGATGTCAGAAAGCGACACTACGGTCATAGTCAAGGATAGCAAAGAAGGATGGGCAAAAGGATTACGACAGGTACTTGCTCTACTATGGGCAGGAGAAATACCTAAGTGGGATGTCAGTCAGATACGACCTGCAGGAGCTAGATTAAAGACATTTGGTGGTAGAGCATCTGGCCCTGCACCACTGATTGATCTGTTTAATTTTTGTGTAAGTACATTTAGAACTGCTTCAGGTAGAAGGTTGTCATCCATAGAATGTCACGACCTGATGTGTTACATTGGACAGATCGTTGTGGTAGGTGGTGTGCGTAGATCAGCAATGATCTCACTGTCTAATCTATCCGATGGTAGAATGAGACATGCAAAATCAGGTAACTGGTGGGAAACAGCAGGACATAGAGCATTGGCAAATAACTCTGTCTGTTATACAGAAAAACCTGACTCAGAAACTTTCATGCGTGAGTGGCTTGCACTTGTAGAAAGTAAGTCAGGTGAACGTGGTGTCTTCAATAGACAGGCATGTAAAGTATTAGCAGAGCGTAGCGGTAGACGTGATCCAGACCACGAGTTTGGCACAAACCCATGCTCAGAGATTAGCTTGAGGCCATATCAATTCTGTAATCTAACAGAAGTTGTGGTACGTGCAACTGATAATCTGAGAGACATCAAAGATAAAGTTGAGGTCGCTACTATACTAGGCACAATACAGTCTACATACACTAAGTTTCCATATCTACGTAAGATATGGCAGCGTAACACTGAAGAAGAAAGATTGTTAGGCGTAAGTCTTACAGGTGTAATGGACAATCCTATTATGACATCAGCTAACAAAAACTTAGCTAGAGACTTAGAAAGCCTGAAAGAATATGCAGTATATGTAAATTCTGTATGGTCTAAAAGTCTTGGTGTCGAACAGAGTACTGCGGTTACATGCTGTAAGCCATCAGGCACTGTATCACAGTTAGTAGACTCTGCATCAGGTATACATGCAAGACATTCACCACACTACATACGAACTGTACGTGGAGATAACAAAGATCCTCTTACACAGTTTATGCAAGATCAGGGCATACCAGCAGAGCCATGTGTCATGAAACCTGACACAACTACAGTGTTCAGCTTTCCTGTTGCAGCACCACCGAAGTCTGTTACACGTAATGATATGACAGCTCTACAACAGCTAGACATGTGGCTTATATATCAAAGACACTGGACAGAGCATAAACCTTCTGTTACAATAACAGTTCGAGACAATGAGTGGATGGAAGTAGGTGCATTTGTATATAGAAACTTTAATGAGATGAGTGGTGTGTCATTTTTACCACACTCTGATCATACTTATCAGCAAGCACCCTATCAGGATTGTACTAAGCATGAATATAAGTTATTAAAAAGTATCATGCCTAGTAAAATAGACTGGTCTAAACTATCAGACTTTGAAGTTGAAGACACAACCAAATCATCTCAGACATTTGCCTGCACTGGCGAAGTATGTGAGATGGTAGACATAACAGCATAGGAGAAACACATGAAGGTAAATATAGAAGGAAAAGACTACGAGATAGATGAGAAAAACAAAGACCTCGTAGGTATTGTAAACACATTAAAGTTAGGTAGTGCTGTGCTTCACAAAGACGAAGGACAAAACTTTGCGTTACTAAATCATATCATACTTTGTGTTCAGGCAGTACAAGAAGGAAAGATAAAGGAGCTAAAAGAAAAACTTAAACCTAAAAAGGAGAAGTAATATGAAAAAGACTTTGACAAGAAAAGAACGTGGCCTTGGAAAATACGATGCCCCACTGAAGGTTCAATTTCAGAAGGGCTTTGATGATTTCAAACGTGGTCGTGTAGGTAATCCATTTCACAGAGATACCATGCAACACAGAGAATGGAACAGAGGATTTAATAAAGCATGGTATGAGAATCTAAAGCGAGTAATTACATATGAAAAAACTAGAAACAGAGGTAAGAGAATGGCTGAAGGAGAAGTACAACATGTCTGACTTTAATGCTTATCAAAGATCGGCAATAAAAACTGCTGTATATCCACCTGAACACAAGATACTTTACCCTGCACTAGGACTAGCAGGAGAAGCAGGTGAGGTAGCTAACAAGGTTAAGAAGGTTATGCGTGATGGCATAGAGAACCAACCAAACGATTGGAAAGAACAGATAGCCAGTGAGATAGGAGATGTACTTTGGTACTGTGCTGCACTGGCACAAGATCTTAATATGTCACTGGGTATGATAGCAAGTCTTAATGAAAATAAACTAAGAGATAGGTTTGATAGGGGAAAGATAAATGGTAGTGGAGACAATAGGTAGAAACATTTAGGGGGCTTAACGCCCCCTTTTGTTTATTTTATCTTTTAGGTTTTGTAATTCTATATGGTAAAAATATTTCACTATAAAATGTTTGAAGAAAATCTACTGCCTCTAAAGACATTACAGGTTTTTCTTTTGTTCCACTAATTAGTTCTCCATTATAAACTATATCTGCATCTTTTAATTTTCTTAAATCCTTTGTCATAGATGTTTTTAAATGTTCTTTAAATTTTTTACTTTTAAATACTTTCCATGCTTGATTTATTATTCTTTTTTCAGAGCCAGAAAGATTTTCAAATCTAGTAGCAAAAGTATGTCTTTGATAGTCTACCCAATCTTGAATATAGTCTTCGTCAGATTCACTATTTGGTTTAGCCATTAAATCATAATTTAATACTTTCTTTTTTACCACTGTTCTTATTTCAGACAATCTACTTTTTATATACTTTTCTTTTGCTTCATTTGTTTTAAAACTTAAATACGTTTTTTCGTCATTAATTTCTTTAGTTAACTCCGTAGAAATTTCCATAGCCATAATTCTTTTAGCTATATTATTTAGATAGTCTCCCCCTTTAAGTTTTTTAGGCGTATAGTCTCTCCACTCTAATCTTAAACGATCAAACTCATTGCTTATTTCAGAGCCTATATCTTTAGGTGTAATTCCTGATAATTGTTTTATTACAGGATTTACTCTGTATATCTTTCTAGGTTCTAAAGGGTTATTTAAGTCATCTCTTAATGGATGATCTTTTCCTCTGATATGATCTGCTAAATCAATTTTTTTACCGTCAATATCAAATCTTAAAGGTAAGGCTCTAGTAGCTGATAACATAAATATTTTCATAAGATCTACATCTGAATTATCTGGCAATGTTAAATAATCTTCTGCGGATGTAAATGGAGTGTCTGTTGTAGCTGCTATGTCTTTTAGCATTCCTGCACCTACTATGGCTCTTCCAGGAATAGTTCCTAATAGTTTAGCTACCTCTCTAGCTACATCTTCATTGTTATCTCCTGCTCCTTGTGCTGCTTCTACTATGGCATCTACTAGATAAAGTCCAGAACCTCCTTTCCCTAGTTGCCCAAAAGCAGCTTCTAAAAGTTCTTTTGATTTAAAAGGTTGATCTTGAAGAGATCTTGCAAGATTATTGTAAGGATTAAAGTCTTTTTCTTCTCTACCTGTAGCAATGCCGTACAGATCGGATCTATAAATCATGTCTACAGCAAAAGCAAACATTGAATACGGCCCTAAAAAGGCTCTAAAATCTTCTTTTTTTCCACTGGTAGGATTGTAGAAGGTATAAGAATCTGTTGTCTCATCCCCATAAATTGTTCTTAATCCAAGAAAAGTACCCAAGGTCGCTAAACCTGTCATTTGTTTTCCTAAAGTTTCGCCATCTATTGCAATAGCAGATTTTGTGCCTGTTCTTTTTCCTCCTTTAACACCTGGTTTATTTAATATTCCTCCAAAATTTATAGATCCCAAGACAGGCGCATGAGTATACCAAAATCTAAGTTGATTTACTAAGTATCTAGGAAAAGGAGCAAATATAGCTCCTATTGGGTTTGTTCCTGCTTTTAAAAACCAATTTGCTATCTGATTTGCCCCACCTTCAATCTCTTTAAACCTAGAAAACTGATAGGTATATTCAAATGCTTCTGTCATAGCTTCAGAAATATACTCACTTGGAACTTGATTAAACTGACCCTCTCTCATAACTTTATCTATACCATCTAGTTCAGTAAATGTTCCATCTGCATTTTTTATTTTTATAGGTTTAATGTTAATAAGTTTATTTAATTCTCTATAATATATGGCTCTTTTAAACATATTATCAGACAAAGTATTTAAAGTATTAGCGTATCTAGTTGCACCTAAAAGACCTTTTTCTGTACCTGTAACTTCTGCAATATCGCCTAATCCTCTTACAAGCTTAGATAATTCGTCGGATTGACCAAAAGCAGGATCTTGAAGTATTTTAAATAATGCTTGATTTTCAGGACTTGTTATACCAAATAAAAGATCTTTAAATAAAATTGAGTCTCTTGAATTTTTAACTTGAGCTTGGCCTCGCTTTACCATTAGGTCTGCATACTTAGCAATATCCTCTTCAGGTATTCCTTCCGCTCTTAACTGATTAATATTCCAAGGTCTTCCAAGTTTTCCTGCAAAATAATTTAATGTTCCCATATTAAATTCATCTAAAGCGTATGTAAAATTACGCATGTAACCATTGTTAGTGTTTCTAACAGTGGTAGCTAACTGAATAGTCATCATACCTACAGAAGTTTTACTTAATACTTTTGCTCCATTCCAAATCATTCTTGTAACAGTAGGAGCTTCATCCATTAAACTTTCTCTAGCTTTTCTAGTTAAACTTGTTACGCCATTAGCTAATAGTAAGTCATCTAAATGATTTAATGCTTCTACATTTCTTTTATATCTAAGAGTAGAACTTTTAGTTGCGTTTCCAAATGTTCCTAGTATCGTACCTGCACGAGAAAGTTCTTCCGCAACCAATGGGCCAAGTTGACTCATTTGAATATTGTGTCTTCTTAGTATAGGACTAACAGTTCTTCCATCTATTAAACCTTTACTTAGAGCATAACTTAATTTAGAACCAAATCTTTCTACACCTTCTCCAAATTCTCTATCTCCTATAGCAGCTAACTTTTCATCAATCTCATCTATCATTCTAGCACCTGCAGCAGATATATTATCTAACTCTTGTATTGCTATTGCATAAGGTCTTCCTTCTTTAAATGCATCTATTTTTTGAAGTTTACTTGGTACTTCTTGTAAAACTTTACCTTCAGTTAAAAGTTCAGGTATAGTATCTGAAAATGGCAACAATAATTTTTGTCTTATTTGTTTTGCATGTTTAGATGTTTTATCTGCATTACGTGATCCAGTAGTACCGTTAAATATTGGAACAGCATATTTACTGTGAGAATTTGATATTGCTTCTTCTAATACTTTTTTATTTCCCTGTAACAAAAGCTCTGATTTATTTCCGCTTATTATCTGTCTGCCAGTAACTGGCAAAGATAAAAGACCACCTGCACCTGCACTTAAACCTGTAGCTAAACTTACATTTTTCCAATTAATTTTTTCTTGATCTGTAGCTAACACTCTTGCCTGTTCTTGTAATCCAACGGTAGCACCTGCTCCTGCTGCCTCAACAACAGAAGATTGAATTGCTGTTTTAGTCAATGCCTGACGAGCTAACGCATCTTTTAAAACTTTTCGTAAAGTTAATTGTACGCCTTTTTGTGCAACTAACGTTCCTGCTTTTGCTCCTCCTGCAGTAAATAAACTACCATATGTACTAGGCGAAGTAGCTATTCCACCTATGTAATCTCCTATCATATTTAAATCATACTCACTATCTACTTTATCATAGGTACTCATTAATCTTCCAAATTGTTGTAATTCGTTAACATTGCCAGATTTTTTTGCTCTATACGCATAGTTTAAATCTTTTGCTGCAGTTACTTCGTTTACATTTTGAACACGAAAATGTTCTAAGTATGCATCATATAAATCTTCTGGATCATTTAAATCTTGATCAGAATAACCTTCACGCCCTTGTAAAAAAGATCTTGCATCAGATAAAAAATCTTGATCCTCTATAAGAGATTCTCTGTTTAAACTACTTTTATCATATAGATGATACATTGATGCCATTATAATATTTTCCTTTTATTACTATTTAAAAGCAAATGGATAGATTGCTTTAAATTGATCTGCTCTTATAGGATCACCGTTATACAAATAAACTTTACCATTTAATATACTCTTATGTATGTCTTTTATAACATTAATTTTTTCTGCTCTGCTTTTTCCTCCTGCTATATTAATTATAGTTTGCAAGCCTTTATACGTTGTTACATCTTTTAAGTCTGTAATTTCTCTTTCTTTATCTGTATCATCTGTTCCATCTAATGAAGAAGGGTCAAGTCCTAATTCAGTTTTTTTCTTTTTAAGACTTGGATCAGTAGATGTGTCAGATACATCATATTTTGGGTCTTTAAGTTTCTCATAAAAGGATTCAAAAAACTGTTCTGAAGTAGGGTATACTTCTTGAATTTTTCTAACTTTAAAGTCTACTACTGTAGGTGCAGTAGAATCATTTCCATAATCAATTACTACGTCAGTTATCAGTCCTTGTTGTAAATTTTCCATCATTACACTTCTTACGTCTGTTAATTTTGTAACGTCTATTTTTTTACCTACCCTATTTGTTGCAGTAGAAATTTTTTGTAACTCGTTACTCATGTGTCTAGCCATAGAAAGCACGATAGGTTTTTGATTAGCGTCACTAACTTCATACACTTTACCCCAATTTGCATCTACAACATATGTACCTTTAGTAAACATAGTAATTCCAATATCACCTGTAAGTCTTTTTTCTATATTCAATCTTTGAGAATCTGTCATGTTATTTTGTTGGTTATCTACATTAAACAAATCATATTCTGCCCTGTGAGAATTAGAAATTTCTGTTAATATATTTAATGTTTCCTTTGCTTCTGGAGAGGACTTATCTTCATAATTGTTATATTTTTTTAGGTACAAGTTGCTTATAGTTTTAAGATACTCTAATTTTTCTTTAGGGTCATTTGGTGCGTTTATTAGCCAAGTTTTTTCTCCACTAGAAGATACAGGAGCTAATTTGGGAATATTTACTGGTATACTTATATCGTTATTAACTGCTGAAATTAACTCATTTGATCGTGCATTTACTTGATCAGAGTAATCTGGGTCAAAAAATCCAAGGATTCCTCTATTTTCAGTAACTTTGCTAGGAGCTAAAGGTGAATATTTAGGAGCTTCTCCTACAACAAATTGCGCTAGTTGATTTGCAGTAATATTTGCTTTAGGATCTCTATCTATTTTAACTAGGTCAGAAGTAGATATAGCTCCTCCACTATTATCAGAAGTAGTTTTTAAGTCCTTTAAAAATTCTTCTGCACCATCTAATCCATATGTTTGTACAGCATATTGAACTAAGTTCATGTCATTATTAACAATTCCTGCATAAGATCTAATTTTATTTTTTGTAGCTTTGAATTGCGTTGCGTGTTTACCACTTTCTTCAATTACTTTAGATGCACGTAATTTTGAAATTTCACTAATTCTTTTTTCTCTTTGGTCTATCTGTCTTCTTATACCTGTGTCAAGACCAGTTGCTAGACCCCCTACTAAACCTTCTAAAAAACTCATACTGATCTC